GGATAACAAAAAAAGAAATAGCTTCTCTTACAAGCTTAAAACTTATTCTGGATATTTTCATGCTATCAGAGAACTTTCAGGAATTTGCTCCAAACTCTCTAGATTTTTTGGAAACCTACAAACGTTCTTTATTCGGAACATGAACTAATGAGGACTACATTTGTTGTGTTGTTCTTTTGTTGTGCTGTGCTGAATGCTCAACAATTAAAATTTAAAGGCAATGTAGATTATATCCAGCAGACAAACAAAGCACTGTCGTCTGTACACAATATTGAGTACAAAATAAAATTATACGAACACTCAAAGTTCTCTCTTAGCTTGTTTAACGCACTTAGTGTTGATTTAGATTGTTTCCAAAATGAAATAAAAGAAACCAATGTGTTTACCACACTACAAATAGAATTTTAAATGCAATACGACGAATTTAAAAAAATTATTGAGGTAAAAGAAAAACTAATTAAAAGATCGTCCCAGCTTCACGGTTTAAATGTAAATCTTTTGGATTACGACGAAGAGTATCACAAGATTATTAAGATTTTTATGATTTCTACATTCGGAGAAATAGGAACAGACTGGATTGAATGGTATCTATATGAGCGTCCTTCGTTTTCCGGCACAATTCACAAAGCATGGGATGAAAACGGAAAAGAAATATGTTTTGATGTTCCTTCTTTATGGGAGACTGTAAAAGAATATTTAAACGACAAATAACTATGTTAATATGAAAAAAATAACCAAACCAGCTGAAAAAGAAGAAGCTACATATTATTCAGACTTTAGCGGAAAATGTTTCGGAGAATGGTTCCCGCCAGTAGAATTAAATATTGACTTTTCTTACGGTTCCAAGTACGATGGTGTCAACTTACAATTTCATTTAGATGATCATGATGTAGAAGACGTTTTGACATTATTAAAATCAAAACTCAGCACGCAAACTAAAAAAACTTTAGCTGTTTTGTCCACAAAATTGGATAACGATTACGAAGACAACATTCAAATGAGAGACTGGGATAGCTGTAATTATATTAGCAACAACAAAGAACTTTTAGAAAGAATTATATGATAAAAAAAACTATAGAACCAACAGGAGATGTATGTGTTAAATTTACAGATGAGGAAATGAGCCAGCTGGGAATTAACCAAGGCGATAAATTCTCTGTAGAAGAAAAAGACGGAGGAATTGTATTAAAAAAATTTCAAACTATAGATATAGAAATTTCCGAGCTCAGCAGAGAAACTCTCGAGCTTTTAATTGCGGATTCATGCGAAAAGGACATTTCCGTAAACGAAGTAATTTCTAATATATTGGAAAGTTATATTTCCAACGAAGAAGACCTTATTTGATAAAATACATGGAGATAATCCAAGAGATTACAGAATTGACAGACGAGTGGTACCATCTTATTGGGAAAGACCACCACAAAGACAGAGACTGTCATTGGTATATAGAAACAAAATGGAGTTACGGTTACGCTCCAATTTATACCGTAACTCATCAAGGTTACATTTTACATGATTTGGAAGATATAGAATGTAGTTCTTATGAAGAAGCACTAAAAACTCTCAAAAACGTGCTGATAGAAAAAATACAGGAGGAAAAAAGTTTTCAACAAAACGATTTAGAAGATTAAAATGGAAAAAATTAAATACAAATTTGTAGAAACAACTGGGTGTACCGCATTCGATTTTACTGTAAACGGTAAATCGTTTGCTGAGCTCTCTGGACAAGAATATGATGAAATGTTGGCTTATTTATTTGAAAAGATTAAAGAAGGCATTTCCCAACAAACAATTTTATTAGAAAACGTTATACATCTCTTTCAATACGATGATTATGAACATGATCCCACAGTGTGTGAGCAGTGCGGAGATACAGTTACAGCGACAACTTGGAATATATGATCAATACAATTAAAATTACTAATCTTGCAGAAGCAGAAAGTTACAGCTTTAATAAAAACAACACAGAATATGATGTTTGGATTTCTGTTGTCGGACAAGAAGATAGAAAACAAATTAATAGAATGCGCAAGAACTTTAATGAAAAGAATACAAAACATTTTCATCAATTTTTTGCAGATTGGTCAGATGAAGACGGCATTGAGTGGAAACATTTAGAAGTAGAAGCTCCACAAAAACAACACATACAGAACATTATTACATTCATAAAGCAGTTTACTGAAAATAAAAAACAACACAATCTTGGAGTAAACTGCTACGCTGGAATTTCGAGATCTACTGCTGTGGGGATTATAGCTTTAGTGATGTCAGGAAGAACAGTAGATCAAGCTTTGAAAGAGGTGTTGAAGGTCAGGAATATAGCTTGGCCCAACACTCGTATTCTCGGCTTTGCTTCTGATATTCTCGGAATTGATCTTAAGACACCAGTAGTTAACTGGAAGAAATGCTCTATGGAAGAAGGCATATGGACGCCAGATAGAATGCAATCCCATTAACTTCAGTTGACATTTAATTATTTTTTTGTAAACTTTACTACATATGGACGATAAACTTGAAATTGAACTTGTCACAAAATATCCTAAGATTCTCAGAGAGTATAAGGGGGATATGATGAAAACCTGCATGGCTTGGGGAATGGAATGTTCCGATGGTTGGTATAAGCTATTAGACGATTGCATGAAAAAGATGCAATATTTCTGCGACCTCTGTTCGAAAGATGACAGAGAAGTCCAAGTTGTAGCTGCTCAAATTAAAGAGAAATACGGAACTCTTCGTTTTTATGTTGATGTATATGGAGCTAACGACATCGAAAATAGCATTATAGACGATATAGTAAAAGAGGCTGAATATCAATCTGAAAGAACATGCGAAGTTACCGGTAAAGATGGTAGTATGTGCAAAAAGAGAGGTTGGTATAGAACACTTTCTTATCAAGAAGCCCGTAAATGTGGCTATGTTGCGTGCGATCAAAACACAGAAAATTATTGGAAAGAAAAGGACGCAAAACCAGAAAGTCCGGAAGATCCAGAAGATTAATTTGATTATCTCAAATTTTTACGTAAATATCTAACACACAAATGGAATTTGAGTTGGATATTAACCAAGTTATTAATTTAGCAAACAAACGTAATCTTACTTTAGACGAAGCTTGTAAGTATATTTTTGGATTTATACAATCCTTTCAAGATAAACGAGAAGAAATATACTTACAAGAATTTAAGGAACGCTGTCAGCTCAAGCTAATAAAATATAGCGATGAAATGGCTGATGAGCTCGCTCGGGAAATTAAGTCTAAAATTGAGAAGGACGTAATTGACTTTGCGCCTAAATTTGCAACCTCGAGCATAGATAAAATTTTAGACGCTATGAACGAAAATCGTTTTAGAACTAAAAAAGGACCCGCTTATTTAATTGTGTTGTTGACTACACTTAAGGAAACTTACTCTGTCAAGTAATTAGTGTAATCTTCTTGCTACTTCGGCTAAATTGTCCATTGCGATGGCAAGTTTTTGTTGAGCCCAGGTTTCTAAATGGCCCCCGCCGGCACAATATGAAGCAATTTTCACAATTGATTCTCTGACGGAATTTAAATTATCAATCGTCATTTGATCTTCTTCATCTTCTTGTTCGAGATCGACGTCGGTATTACAGGAACACGGAACATCTTCGCAACCACACGACATATCAGAAGCAACAGGTGACATGCTAACAGGAGTTCCAGTTGTGTCTTTATCAATTGAACTAGTTCCTTCTGGTGAACCGCTTGTCATATTCATGTCAATTCCTGGAGCTGGTTCGTCCATCGGACCCACATCTACTACAGGATTTGGCTCAGTACCAACAGTTGTTGTTTCAGGCTCTGGCTTCTTCATCTTATTTGTTATGGACAAATAAGCTTCTTGTAGTAAATCTGTTTCGTTTTTCTTCATAATGTTATTTATTTTAATTTAATTTTTTTATTGATATAAAGGTAATTTATACGCAGATCCAGCAATCTCAACATCAAACCACGCAACCGGACTTGTTGTATTCACAGGCGGAGCAGAAAAACTAGCACATTTCAACGTTCCGTTAATGGTTACATTCCCACTAACACTTAAATTTTCAGTTATTGTCAATCCTGAAATAGTTACAAAATTAGTCGAAAGGTAACTTGTTACCGTTGGAATTATATCAGCAGTTTCTTCCCATAACGCACTCAGAGAGTTTACGGTAATATACGTAGATTGCCATTGTGCCGAAAGGCTCTTTAAGTCCGTTCCTTGATAATTCCAATTAGTCGAAGAATTAGATTGAACTGTTGTATAAGTTGAATCCCAATTACCACTAAGAGCTTTTAAGTCCGTTCCTTGATAATTCCAATTAGTCGAAGAATTAGATTGAACTGTTGTATAAGTTGAATCCCAATTTGCGGAATTAGATTGAACATTGGAATAAGCAGACTTCCACTGTTCTGAATTACTATCTTTTGCAAAAATAGTCCAATTAGAACTTATTGACCCAACGACAGTTAATCTTTGATTTGGAGTATTTGTACCCACACCTACATTTCCGTTAAAACCAGCTCTTCCGTCAATAAAAAGTGCTATGTCTGTATCGTCATAAAACTCAGCAATAACGTTATTTCCGAATTGTGTGACCTTTAAAGCAGGACCTGTACCTAAATTTGATATAGATAAAGCTGATGTTGCATACACTTCTGTGTTAATCTGAGTTGTAGTTCCTTCAATTCGAGCATTTCCTGCCACAAATAAATCTCCGCTTAATACAGCAGTAGTAGCATAAACGTTTCCGGCAGCACGTAAGTTAGAGTTACTAATAACATCGTTAGAAGCTGACAAGAACGCATTAGTTACAATTTCTCCGTCTGTATAAAATTCTCCCTGAAACGGCTCAATATAAGAAGCGATAGGATCTAAAGCAGCATCAAGAATGGTTACATTCTTAGCTGTTCTCTGACTGTGGTGATTGGCTCGATGAAACTTATTATGAAACCGATTGCTCATTTATACTAATTATCATAATAATTATCAAAAACGTCGCAATCCAATTCAGTCAATTTTTCTCGTAAAATGTCCAAAGCAACACAACATTCTTTTTTTGTAGAAAATGTGTCCTCAAAAGCAAGCAAAATTGTGCTTTCAATTATATCTTCTACTAATGACTCTATTTCGTTGTATTTGCTATGCATAATTTTATATTTATCTGTTAACTGAAGCATAATTAACTAATGATGTCATTAGTGGGTACAAAAAATATTAATAATGCTTCTACTGAAGAAAAAATAAGGACTTTAGCTAGAACAAAACCAGGAATGGCTCGTTTTTTAAACGACAATTTTCAGAGCAATGTTCAGTTTGCAGAAGGAGAGCAAGGTCAAGCAAAAAACGAAACTAGTCTAGATCGTTATACCAGAAATGCTATGGTGACTCTTTTTTCGGCAGAAATTCAAGCCGAAAACGCCTTAGCTTCCACTCTAACACCTGTATCTGAAGGAATATCAGGAGTAAAAGAAGAAGCCGTTCACCAAATTCAAGGGGTTAAAGAAAATATCAATAAATTGCTTAAACCCGTTTCTTCTGCCACTGGAGCGACCCTTGGCAATTTAACTAACGTACTAAAAGATCCTTTAGGAGCTCCGTCTGCAATAGGACAATCCGTAATAAATCTTATAGACAAAGTCAATCCAGGGTTTGCAGATTCATTAGACGCCACATTTAAAAAATACAAAGCCGACGAATTAACAAATCTTCCAGGTCAAGCAATAGGTAGTATTAGAAATTTAGCAGCTTTAGCTGACTCGATATTATCTGTACCGTTCTCCATCGCAGAAGATTTGTATAACGGCTTAATGGACATCATGCAAGAAATTGGAGATTTAGTAGATAGTATAATGTCCGCTGTTTTTGATTTATTTTTTGGACCGGGAGGGGTTGTTGATTCAATTATTCCTTTGTCTATGATTCAAGAATTTTTAGATACACTAGGAGAAGTTGCTTCTATAGTTGGAGGACTTTCTCAAATAGCTGGAGGTTTTGATCAAATTACAAATATAACATCACAAGTAACTTCATATACAACCCAAGCGACCAGCATTTTAAATAATCCTATTCAACTAGCCCAGCAATTTGTAACTCCAGAAATTGAACAAGGAATGAGAGCACTTCGAGACCCACAAGCATTTGTAGAAAAATTACTTCCTAGTTCAATCGTTGGCCAAATTCAACAAATGCAAAACGTTCCAGGTTTAGGGTTTGTCGGTAACTTGGGTTACGGCGTAAGAGGCTCTTTGGAAACACTAAGCCAAGGGGTTTTTACTAAAATGGTTGATAATTTTACGGATCAATTACACATATTATCTCCAAGTTTAAACAAAAAAACAAACACATTGCCTGCCCATGACTCTCAAGCTGCTCACTCTCCTAAAATAGATTCAGCATCAACAAATCCAAACATAGCAACAGTTCAAGGAGTTCCTGTACAAGCAACACCGAGAGCTCCAATTTTTTCGACTAATGAAGCTGGAGTCAAGCAACAAGAAAACAATTCTGTGGAATCAGCTAATTCAATCAATTTAGGAGCCAAAACCACAATTGCTCAATAAGTTAATTTATGAAAAAATACAATTCAATGTATTTAGGGATTTGTATTAATAACAATGATCCTGAAAAAAGAGGAAGAGTTCAAATATTTGTTCCTCATATAATGCCAGCTTTATACGAAGGTTGGAACAAAGAAAAACAAGACATTGATATAACTTGTGTTGGAGACAATTTACCTGAAGGTCTCTCGTCTGAAATTATTAATCGTTTGTCTATTATTTTGCCTTGGGCCGAAGCAGCTTCTCCAATTCTTGGAACATCCGCACCAGGAAATTTATTGACAACAATAGCAGATACAGCAAATGAACTTGTTCAAGGAGCAAAAGGCATTATCAGTAGTGTATTTGATCAATCTCCTGTTGCAGAGCCTGCAAACATACAAGACCTACAAGGCCTTTATGGAGAAGCTTCTAAGTGGGTCGGTAACGATGAAAGAGGAAACACAGTCAAAAATTCTTGGAATACAACCAGAGGACCGGGCAATTGTCTTAGAGGTTCTCAGGCAATTTTAGGAGCATTAACTGGTCACCCTCGTTTTAATGCAGGAAAAGCTGGCGGTTTAGGAGAAAGCGCGAGTCTTTATAGTGGTAATAGCAAAGGAGGACAAAATTTTACAGGAACGGGTTTATACAATCCTCCGCAAAGTGTCCCTTCAAATTATATAAGTGATTCATCTCAATGGAAAGTTGGAGATGTGGTAGTCAATGGCGGGGGAGACAAAGGTTACGGCCACATACAAGTTTGGACTGGTAAAGCTTGGGTTAGTGATTTTACTCAAAAGGGAATTATTCAGCAAGGCAATTATAATGGGTTTGTTCTTCACAGACCAAACGCTGCAGGAGAAGCAAGAATAAACGAACGAGCAGCATCTCTCGTTGGAGGAACTCCATCAGCCGCTCCGGAAGCAACAAGTGTTAGCGGAGAAGTTGCTGCAGCAAGTCCTCACCAAAACGCAAATCCTATAGAAATGGATCCAAACAGCCCGCAATACGGCTCAATTGCTAATCCCAATGCTGCCTCTAATGCCGCTCCATTAAGTGGACAAAGCGGCACAGCTGCATCCCAGCTAACATTGTCTAAAACTCAACAAAATTCTCTAAACCAGTTTCAAAAAAATTATCAAGCTAATGCTGGTCGATACCAAGCGGTCAGTGATAATTTAAAAGCTCAAGGATACAATTTATCACCAGCTCAAGTTGCTGCTTTCCATTACAGAGAAGCTAGTGGGAATTTTGGAAAATCTATTGCAAACGGAGAGTCCCTAAACAATTATGTAAGAAAAGACGGAATAATGGGAGGAGGATCTGCATCCAACTCATTTACTAGAACAAACAATTGGGAGCAGAATGCTTCCGAAGTTCTTGCTTATAAACTTAATGAAAAATACGGAGCTAATGCTAAAACAAAAGATTTTTCTCAAAATTCTCAATTTTATGACTTTGCTGAAAGATTTAACGGCATGGGTTATAGAAATAAAGGAGTTGCATCTCCTTACATATGGGCCGGCACAGATCAATATACTGGAGGCAAATACGTAAAAGATGGAGTATACGACCCCAACCATGTAGATCAACAACCAGGTATTGCAAGCTTAATTGCAACAGCTGAAGGCACTCCAATCGATGCAACGGCACAAGCACTTGCTGGCATGCCAATGTCAGGAGGCGGAGGGTTGGTCAACAATACCGATCCTCATGGTCCAATTACAACACAAAACTTAAACAACGTTGCCAAAGGAGTATTCACATATCCAGCCGCCGGGTCCATGCTGTGGGTATTTTTTAGAGAAGGGAACCCTCAATATCCTGTATATTTTGCAGCAAGTTATTCAAAGGATGAATGGTCAAGTGCTTATGGTTTAGCGTCTGATGGGCCTGGCTATAGGCCTACAGCTACTTCGGACAATCCCACGACATCTACAGGAGGAATTATGAATTTAAATGGAGTTGGAGGCTTGAGGTGGGAGCATACATCTAATCCCCAAGATCGAATTTCAGATCAAAAAAGTATAATGTTGTTTGGAGAAGACGGTTCAAACGTATTTTTTGGCAAAGGGTACAACCAATACTTTTCGAAATTTGATCGTAGAGATCAAGTCGAAGGGGACCGTTGGGAAACTACTTTAGGATTTAAGGAAGAATGGGTTCAAGGAGATTCTAACGAAGTAGTAATGGGGGATGTGTTTGTAAAAGTAGGAAACGTATCTCAACCCGCTGTAAACGCAGTGCAGAGAATTCAAGAAATTATTCAAACCGTTCAGCAGCCATTGCAAGAAACGTAATTCTAATATAAGTTATTAAGATGTCAAATCAAAGAGAAATTAAGTGTCCGAATTGTTCAGGTCAAGTTTTAGCTAAAACTGGCGGAAGAGCATTTGCTTCTATTACGGGGTTTTTACAAAGATCATTCAATATTAAATTTCCAACTGGTTTGGTTTCATACTTGAAAGAAAAGATGCCTGTCTCTAAACAGTCTATTTTTAAAGAAGGCTGTCCCATGTGCAAGGGAAAAGGAAACATTATTGATCCTTCTGATGATTCTGCAAAATACAAAAAAGTAGAGCAGCTTGCAAAGCAATATGAAGACGAAATTTTAGATTTAGAAAATCGTCTTGGTCCACCATGCGGAAATCGTTATACAATAATTCAAGGTTCTGATTTACTTGAAGTTGGATTAGGAATGAACAATGCTCCTTCATACAGAGTAGATAAGGACAAGAATATTAGAAACAAAGGCTTAATTGATCCAGGAAAGATTAATACAAGTAAAGCAGGACCTCAAATACCTGAAGGCGGAACATGTAATCACGTTCAAGGCATTAATTCGTTAGCATCTCCAGGAGGACACTATATGATTAAGTGCTCCAATAAATTTAGTGTTGTTGCTGGAGCTCAAGGAATAGAACTTATTACAGGAGGCCCGGTAACAATTAGTGGAGGAATTACTAGATTCACGGCTCCAGAATTGTCTATTGGTAGTTCAACCGGAAGACTATCCCTTCACGGTGACGTTGTTGACATTGGAGGTAGGAGTGTAGAGGTAGCTCCGACTGACGGTCATTTTTTTGTAAAAGGAACTATCAGCAACACAGGAAACGTCATGGTCGGTGGACATATGCATAGTGAAAGTGTGTCTTTTGTTAAAGCAGAATGCACAGGTCGAAACGAAATAACAAAACCTGCAGCTTCCAGTGATCTATATGGAGGTCCTGCGTTTTGGGGTGGTGTTGGAGTAGAAGGCATAATTGCATCTTTAAAGGATTTACTAGGGTTCGTAACAAGTAAAACAACTAATCCAACCGAAGCCCAACAAATAATGACGCCTAGGTTTGTAGAAAGTTTTAGAGACAAAGTGCTCAATATGACGTACAACGCGCAGCCATGGGAAATTAAACCGACTGGCTATATTTTACCCGGAACTTCAATAGTTCTTACTGGAACGTGTCCTTGTAATTATCCTACTCCTGGCTCACAAGCTGTAGGAATTGTAACAGGGACAGTAGTTGCTCCAATTCCTATTAATAATTTTCCTCACGTACATGCTTTACCTGACAACGAACACGTACATGAAGTAAGAATACCTGATATTGACTGTTCAGCAGATTCTGCAGCAGAAGTTCGGAGCAAGCAAGGAGGAATTTCGGCTCCAGCTCCGTTAGGAAAAAGTTCTACGAGTGCTCTTCAGGCAGGACTTAGTTTATTCTCGTCTATAGGTATGGTATTTATGCCGGTGTGGAAAGCAATTAATGGACAAACAGGACCATACCAGAAATCATGACATTACATTAATGTAATGCGAAAGAATTTTTTTTGCTGTTTCGTTGGGTTCTCTTTCTATCAAAGAAATTGGAATATGTTTAATCATTTCCAACATACTTAAATAACCCCCTGCTCGTTTTTTATTAACGACAAATTGTTCTCCGTTTTGAGTGGAAGACAATTGAATAAATGCATTGCATTCCATTGCTGTTAATTCACTAGAAGTGACAGTAAAAAAATGACTCATCACATTATTGTTAAGATTAATTGAAATGGAGCATATGCTAGACATGCAAGTTTTTGGACAAAAGTCTTTTTTGCTCGAAAGTTGTTCTATCGTCACTGCAGGAATTTCAGGATCAATATATTCTAGCTTTAACCGTTCGTATGGGTGAATAGGAACAGAAGAAAGAGCTATTTCCAGTTCTCTTCTTAATTGTTGACTTCCTGACAATACAGTCTCAAGAGTACTTAAAATACTAAAATCTGTTATATATGCAGACAGTGTAGCAAACATCATGAAGTTAATTTAACAAATATTTTGTAAAAAATCAAACAAACATTTCTCCTAAAAATGCTTCCCAGTGCTCATGGTGAGCCGCTATATCTTTTTGACCGTGTATTTTAAACCCCATTTTAGATGCTTTTCTGTAAAACTCCGGCTTTGGTGCTCCGTGATATTTCCAGCGCTTTTCTAAAGCCTGTGGATAAAAAGACAAAGCAATGAGAGATTTGTTTGCAAATACTAATCCTTGGTCTAACAATAAAGAGGGAATTGTTTGTTTTACTTTATCGTGATGTTGATAAATTGTAATAGCGACTCTATTACATTCATCTTCCGAATCAGCAAAACTAGCAGTCAAACAAACTAAAAATAATACATCAATTGCATTCGATGTAACAATTTTTTCGGAATCGGTTGCTAATTTTGTTCCTATAGCTTTTTTAATAGACGTTTTAGATTCCAGATCCGTTTGATAAAGATTTTTTAAAGCCTCACAGTTTTTGGAATTATACAGCTGTTCAATGAGGCTCTTAACCATATTATTACTTAATTTTATTAGCTTGGTATTTTTCTACCTGATCTACAATAAATTTAAGAATTTCAGAACGCATTATGTCTTCTTTAGTAAATTCTACACAATATATTCCCTGTTCTCTGGCTTCAGGTGTATTAAAAATATCAAACATTGGTTTAAATCCAGATAAATCTTTGTGTTTAAGATCAGTTTGCATTGGATCTCCGAGAATAAAATATTTTGTAAATTTGCCTATGCGAGTTAAAGATGTTAAAATTTCTTGAAATGTAGCATTTTGAAATTCATCAAGAATAACTACTTTGGCATTATAAGAAGCCCCACGTAAATAGTTTACCGGCATTCCCTTTACTCGTTCGTCATTAAAAAGCCTTTTAATGTCACCTGCCGGCAACAATTCTTCTAATTTATCACTCAACACAGAAACGAAATAATGCAACTTATCAGACATATCTCCAGGAAGTGTTCCCATAGAATGAGATGCGCTTTCCACTATAGTTCTGATATAGACGAGATCGCTTACTTTTTTTTGATTTAATAGTTGTAAAGCACAATATACAGCTAGAATGCTTTTGCTAGTACCGGATGGACCAGACAAAAAAATCATTTTAGTGTCTTTGTGTAAAGCTAATTCAATAAAGCTTTTTTGTTTTTCTGTCCACTCTAAGTCCCGTATGGTTAAATTAAAATCAATTTTTTCCCTTTGATGTACTTTTGGAGATGTGTCTTTTTGTGTTGATTCGCCTACAGGTACTTTTGTTTTACTACTCGAAAGAGTTTTAGGTTTCTTCATATTTTGTTAAAACTGACTTAATGCTATTTATTTGTTTTATTTTAAATAACGATAAATAATAATACCATGAGATTACCTTTCAATTTAGAGGATCCAAAATTAGACGAAAGAGCTAGAGTGAAATTTTTGTACAATTCTCCGGAGTTACATCAAAATATAGAAGTATCGCTTGATGGAGATGAGACCACCGTCGAGACCCTTTTGGATGCGTTTCAAAGATTTTTGGGAGCTTTAGGTCTATCAACACCAAGCAATGTGGTATTAGGGTTTGTGGAACTAAATAATGAAGATGACGAGGAAGAAACCGATTCAAGCGAGGATTAATATATATTTATGAGCCAAGATTACAGACTTACTGAACTTTACAAGCAAATTTATTCTACTAAAAAACCGGAGGAAACTTCCAGCGTTAAAAATTTGTATGAAGCATATAAACAAGTTAATTTGTATGAAACTAAAAGCTTAATAGAAGAAGCTGTAAAAAAAATGACAGACAAAAACCTTGAAAGTCGCTACATTAACCGCATTGCTGATGCTATAGCTACAGAAAAAGAACTTACGTTTATAAACAGAAAAAACGAAAGCACTGACGTGGTTGCATCTATACTTGTCAATGGAGAAGAGTGGTCTTTAGAAAATTGGCAACGTTGGGCTGTAAAATGTTTTGCTGACAAAAAAGGAGCATTGGTACAAAAAACCTCGTTCAAACTTTCTTCTGGAGAGGTATTTGAAATTAAAGACTTGGTTAAAACGGATGCTTTATCAAAAGCAATTATAAACGTCGGGGATGCTGCTGAAGCAATTTTAGGAGCCGCTATAACAGCTAAATTTAAAATTGGCGGCAAAGACATTACTCCTTCAAATATAGTTGAAGTTCTTAAGGTAGCAGTAGATGAAAAACAATACGTAACTACCACAAATTATAATTTACCTGGAGTAGCAGAAGATCAAATTATGTTCAATCTTTCGTTAAATCGGGTGGCTATTAAAGGATTAAAGTCTTTATTAGAGGAACCAGATCCTTTATCGGAAAAAATCTCAAAGTTTAGATTAGTTTGGGAGAGCGACGTTTCTCCTAAAAACGTAAAATCCATACAAAATCTTTTTTTTAGTGCTGCAATATATGCTAATAAGAATTTAAAAATAAAACAAGCAATAGACAAAGCCAAAAACGAAAAACGAAAAAACTCAATTCAAATAATCAGCGACGGAGGAGAAGCTGCAAATCAAAGCATTACAAAGGTAGATTTAACTTTAGTATATGACGGAGTTAAGATGCGCTTATTGAGTCTCAAAGCAGGCAAAGTCAAACAATTTGGCCAAGTAAGCGGAGGAACTTTTTCAAGACTAAACGAATTCTTTTTATCAACTTTAGGAATTCAAATTGATCCTAATTTAGAAACAGCTTATAAATTCAAACCTTCTTCTGATCCTGATTACAAAGAATTTAACTACAATATTAACGGACCGGGACCAAAACCAATAGCTAATTTATACAAATACGTCGAAAAAACTTTAAGCCAAAAATTAACCAAGCAAGACGATTATGAAGAATACGATGTGATTAGTGCTCTTTATAATGCAATTAGACATCACGCCACTCTTAATCAAGAAGGAGTCAGCATGGTGGTGTTGTCTTCCGATGCTAAATTAGGTTATAAAGAACTCAGCTTCGGACAAGAGCTATTAAAAGCCCTCCAAAATTACACGTTTTCGGTTGTCAATAAGACTGACGGAAAAAACCACAAAATAATTGTTGTAGGAAAACTAAAACCCACCAAACAACCAGAGCTTAAACAAAAAGCCCAAAAAGCCGAAAAACCGCTGCCCGCTTCAAAAAATTTGCTTTTTCAGATTCGCACCTTTGCTCAAAGCAAAGCTATAAGAAACGTAATAGAAATGGGTGATCTATTAAAAGATTTAGCAGATGTTGAAAAAATAGAACAACAATCTATAGACAAAAAATAAAATATTAGTATAATGAGTTCGTGAATATTTTTTGTACAAACGACGATCCAATTCTTTCAGCTCAAGAGCTTTGTGACCAGCACTGCAGGTCCAAAATGCAAATTGAATCAGCTATTCTTTTACAGCATTGCTTTTCCAATGAAACTTTGCAATCTGCTCCTCCTACTAAGAAAGGAACCGCTCGCAAGTCCGGCAAAGGCTATTACAATCATCCTTGTTCAGTTTGGACTAGAGAATCAAAAGCCAACTTTGAGTGGCTTTGCGAGCATGCTTTGGAAATGTTTAATGAACGAGACTATCGTTGGCCAACTTCTGCAGAGCACTTTACTAAAACATTCATTCAGTGGTGCAAAGACAACGTTCATAAAGCTTCTGCTTGCAAAGGAACAAAACTTACACCTTTTGCTACAGCTATTAATCCTCAATCTAAATGCATGCAAATTAAAGGTTTCGACCAGCTTCCAACCGTAGATAAATACAAACAGTATATTCGATTGGATAAAGAATTCGCAACTTGGTTAAAACGCCCTAAGCCTTCTTGGTATTGACTTTCTTTTTTACACAATTTGGGACCATTTTTTGGTCCTTTTTTTTCATTCCCTTTTGCTGATAGCCCTTCCAGCATTTTTCCATTACTAGCTCAACAAGCTGATCAAATTTTTCCATCTAGGTATTTAATCAAAAAAGATAAATAACATCATGTTAGAAACTTCATTTAGGAGCTTTTTTGGGCAAGCTTCCGGACAAATTATTTTACGAGAACAAGTTGATAGCGGAGGGGTGCTTCAACATCTAACACATTTAGAAGAACTTATTCTAACATCAAAAATGCAAGGGCTAAATTTAGCTATTGAATTTTTAAAACAACTTTGGAGCACATTAAAAGGAAATACTGATTCAAAAACATTTGTTAGTATTAAATTCGACGGAGCTCCTTCAGTTATAGCCGGGTACAATCCACAAGATAAAAAATTTTTTGTTAGCACAAAAAGTATTGGCAATGTCAATCCAAAAATTAATTATTCTCCTGAAGACGTAGATAAAAATCACGGCCACGCTCCTGGTCTTGCTGAGAAATTAAAACTAGCGCTTAACTATTTACCTTCAGTTATTCGTAGTGGCATTTACCAAGGAGATTTTATGTTTGATCAAAGAGATCTTAAAAGACAAAACATTGAAGGAGAAGACTTAATTTTATTTAAACCAAATACTATTACCTACGCTGTAGAACAACACAGTCCATTAGGACAAAGAATTCTGAGTTCTAAAATAGGCGTAATTTTTCATACAAAATACTCAGGAATAAATTTGCAAAGTTTAAAAAAAAGCTCTAATGTGAATGTTTCAGAATTTAATCAAACAGCCGATGTATTTGTCGATGATGCTAAATTTAAAGACATTTCTGGAATGGCTACGTTTACAAACGAAGAATCTGAAAATTTGCAAGCATTAATTGACTCAGTTTCTGCTGCAGGTAACCAAATAGAGTGGGATAGTATTTCTGATCAAATTTATACATATTTAAATACTTTTATTAATAGTTTAGTTAGACAAAGCAAATTCGTTCAAAATCCTCAAAAAGAATACGAAGCATTTGTTACTTGGATTGAAACGAAAGGAAAAAATGCCGTAGAGTCAATGAAAACAACAAAAGGCAAAGAGCGTAAACAGCAAGCGTTGTCAGAATTAGTTTCAACGATCCAAAAAAACAAATTAAATATTTTAAACTTATTAAACTTAACAAAAAAATTAGAACAAGCAAAAAGAATCTTTATCGAAAAATACAACTCAGCAATTAAAACAAAGCAGTTTTTAACTCAGCCTGACGGAACGCTAAAAGTTTCTGCTCCAGAAGGTTATGTAGCTGTAGATCATTCAGGAAATATGGTAAAATTCGTTGATCGATTATCATTTTCTGCAGCTAACTTTGTTGCTTCTAAAGCCGAAAAATTTAAATGAAAACATTTAGACAATTTTTTACAGAACAAGCCAATCAAAAAACAATGACTTTTGCATATGGCAGATTTAATCCTCCTACAATTGCTCACAATATGCTCATCGAAAAGGTAATCGAAACAGCTCAGCAAAGCAAGTCAGATTTTTTAATAGTGCCGTCACATTCAATCAAACCTCCAGAAAAAAATCCACTAACTATAGAACAAAAAGCCAAAATTTTAAAATACATGGTGCCAGATCCTTCAAAGATTGGAATGTTTGGGCAAACATATGTATTAGTTTTACAAAAACTTCAATCGTTGGGATACAACCGTATCATACAAGTAGCAGGTTCCGATCGTATTCCCGAATTTAGTTTTTTTGTCAACAAATACAACGGGAAGGCCGACAAATCAGGAAATGTGCTTTTTAATTTTAATTATTTTGAATTCATTTCGGCTGGAGAACGAGATCCAGATTCAGAGGGGATGTCAGGAATGAGCGCATCCAAATTAAGAAAGCTTGCATTTGACGGAGACATCGAACAATTTAAAGAAGGTATGACTGAAACAGTTCCTGATAAACTTAAAGAGCAAGCGTATCTTCAAATTAGAAAAATGCTTAGGCAACAATAAATAACTTGTATGACAAAAAATTTTGATGTTGTTTTTGAACAAATGCTCAGTGAAATGATGCCTGCAGATATTAGCGGATTCGATGGAGGCTTTGGGGGTGCCGTAAAACATATTAAAAGCGGAATCCCACAAGGAGAACCAAAAGGTCACTTTGCTCCTTTGCAAAAATTAAGCAATGAAGACCAGGATAAAGTTCTTGAACAAATTTTTAGAGAAGTTTTTTCAGAAAAAGAAAACACATATGCTCCAACTATTGATAACACAGAAGACCTCCATGCAGCAATTCAAACAGCAATTCGAAATGTTTCAAGCAAAACAGCTTTAAAAGCCTCCGCGAAATTTGCTTCTAAATTTTTAGCAGATAGACTTATGACGTTACTTAAAAATAACGTTAAATATACTACATCCAGCGGAGTGGAGTCTCTTCAAAAAGAAATGACTCAAAAAGAATTTAAACAAGCTCTTAAACAAGCTTTGGAAGAAGCACCAAAAGAACAAACATCTCCAGAGTCAGAAGAAAAGACAGAAACCGAAACGGACTCAAACGTAGAAAAAGTTTACTTTAAAGCACCTGATTTTGAGTCAGACGATTTAGAACTCCAAAAAACTTTTAGCAAACTTCCTAGTGATAAAGACATGTCTTGGGAAGAAGTAGTCAAAACGATTAAAATGTCTCCCGCTTTAGCTTTACTTGATGCTGGTGGATTGGTGGAAACTGAAAAAGAAGTTGAAGCAGGAGAAGAAGAATATGGTAGCGAAATAAAAGAATTGGATCCAGAAGACGAAGATTCAGTAGATTACGATAGTGAATTTAACAAATCAATGAGAACAATTGATCCTTATTTTTCTACAACTCGAGGTAGCTGGAAATGGGACGACTGATTATTTCAAAAAAAAAAATAAAACCATTAAAAGAGATGCATATGCATCTCTTTTTTTGCATAAATAGGTATACATGAACATCTACACCTACGATCATGAAATTATAACAATGACAAATCAGTTGTTAAATTGCATTAACAACATTGTTATTAACAGATTTAATGTTCATCGACAAACTAGAGATAAAATTAAAGTAAGAATAGTATATGCTCCAAAACAAAGAGTTTTGCACGATTTACTAAATAGAGACCAAACTCTCCGTCTTCCTGTAATTTCAGTACAAATTAAAGGTATTAGTAGAGACACACAAAGAGTAACCAACAAGTTGCTTGGAAGTTATCATAATTTAACAAACGAATCTCTTAATAGTATACATGACAGAACTCCCTTGCCTGTTGATGTTAGTTACAGCGTTTCTGTGATGACTAGATACCAAGAAGACATGGATCAGATTCTATCTCATATAACACCCTATGTAAATCCTTATTTTGTAGTTTCATGGAGAACACCAAACAGGCCAAGTCATGAAATTCGTTCGAGGGTTTATTGGGACGGAAACGTCAACGTAGAATATCCTGTAGAACTTACAAACACAACCGTTGCTAGAGTTGTTGCTGATCTTTCGTTTGTGTTTAAAGGCTGGCTATTTCAAGCCGGTCCTTCTAATGTATCAAACGTCAATCAATTTATTACAAATTACGCCACAGTTAGTTCAATTGATCCTGAATTTGTGTTAGACACAACAAACCCACAAATGACAGCTGCAACTAATTTATATTCAGCATATTATCCTCCACTAACCTCATAAGATATTTGGCTGTTGACAAACATTTTAATTATTGGATTATAGAGATCCAATGAACACATACATTAAACCAATCGAACAAATCACAGGAAAGAAAACCGAAATGGAGTCCGGAGTTAGTCTGACCCGTAAAATCAAAATGATTAGCCGTCATCTCAATCCAACGAAATATGAGTTTCTCGGTTTCCTTGATCGTACAAACGAAGCAGTTCTTCGTCCACGTTATCACAACGTGCGCAATTCACTTGGCCAGTTTGCTTGCGTTGCCGAGTAAATAAAAATAACTAAATAAAAAGGCCCTTTGCTGTTGCATTGGGCCTTTTTTGATTTATAATATCCTTCGATGACTACAAACATTATTGTAAAACTGCAATACGAAGCTCTTCACAACTGGCCAGGCGTTACAGAAATGCTTCCAAATGAACCTTGGATTCACATGCTCAAAGACAAACATAGGCACGTTTTTCACATTACTCTTGAAAAGGAAGTAACTCATTCGGACAGAGATGTTGAAATTATTTTATTCAAACAGAGTGTTCTTAGATATTTAGAAAATGTGTTTGGAAGACCTGGAGATCTTGGTGCCATGTCATGCGAAATGCTCGGAGAACATCTTCTAAAAAAATTTGAGTGTTCTTCAGCAGAAGTGCTTGAAGATAACGAAAATGGTGCTAAAGTATATAAATGATAACTTTTGTTTGTGGTCAGCTCTGTTCCGGTAAAACTCACTATTCAAAAGCTCTTGCTGCGTTAGTTGACGGAGTTTTTATTGAGGTTGGAGATATTGTAAGAGAAATTAAACAAACTGAGGATAGAAAACAACTTCAGGACTCAAAGCATCTCTACGAACAAATTGTTGAAAATTTAATACGAAAGATGCCACTAAGTGACGTCAAGCAGTATATAATTTCAGGCGTTAGACAAAAGGAAATACTAAAACATTTTCCGGAAGCAACATTGTTGTGGATTGAATGTCCGAAAAAAGAAAGAAAGAAACGCTATAAAGAGAGAGCACGTCAAGGAGACGCGATTTCTTTTAAAGAAGCAGAACAAGGAGACGTAGATCTCGGTATTTTAGACGTAAAGAATTATATTTTAAAACTATGAAATTTTTTTGCATTCCACCAAATAAACATTTAGATATGATGGCCTCCGGCGATTGGTATTTTGCTCTTTGTCATCATTATGTGCAAGATAAAAACTACAGAGATTATTTTCTCAATCTAAGAAAAACCAAACCAAATGCGTTTATTCTTTTAGACAACGGTGCTGCTGAACACAGTTTGGTTACACAAGACATGCTGCTGAAAGCTACAGAAGAGCTACAACCAAACGAAGTCATTGCTCCTGATGTTTTGTTTAACAAGAAGCAAACGCTAAGAAACCTTGAATTATTTATTCAAGAAATGTTTAAACGTAAGCTTTTAGAACAGACTAATATTTTTGCTTGTCCTCAAGGATCTACAAAAGAAGAATGGCTGGATTGCTATATGCAAATGAGCTTAAATCCTTTCGTAAAAACTTTAGGTTTGAGTAAAATAGCAGTGCCAAAGTGTTGGAATAACGCAACAGATGACGTAATGATTGGGGTTTCTCGCAATCAATGTGTTAAAGAATTGCACGAAAACCACATACTCATTAAGCCACTGCATTTACTCGGAATGGGGGAACATGACGAATTTGATTACTATTTGAATCACAAAATTCCACACATTAGAAGCTCAGATAGTTGTTATACAATACTTGCTGCAATCAATGGAATCAAATTTGAGACAGGAAATATCACAAGAATACCTACCACAAATGCTTATTTTGATTGCGCTCTGACAGATGAACAACAAAACATCGCAAAGGAAAACATCGAATATCTTAAAACCAAATATAAAACAGTATGAATGAATTATTGATAGTTACATGCACTCGGTCTAAAACAACAGAAGAGTTTAGTCAAAGGCCAATATACGAAAGCCTCAAAAAACAATGTGAATTAAATCCAAAAACTACGTTTCATATATTTAAAAATAACAATAAAGGTTTGTCGGAATGTTATAATGAGGTGCTAAAAGATCCTTCGAATTTAAACAAGACAGTTTTGTTTGTCCATGACGATGTTGTGTTAGAAGATTTATTTCTTTATGATAAATTAATCAATAGCCCGTATTCTATAACCGGCCTTGCTGGCGCTAAAACCTTCGATAAAACGTCGAATCGTTTAGCCTGGCATATTTGTGCATCTAAACAAGATTACGTAGGAGAAGTCGCTCATAGTCAAAATAGTAATATTTGGACCACTGTATTTGGACCAACTCGTTCTCGTTCACTCACTATTGACGGGTTGTTTATTAGTTGTAAAGTCAAAGATTTGTTAGAAAAGGAACTATTCTTTGATGAAAGGTTCGGATTTCATTTTTACGATATTGCTTTTTGCTTGAGAGCAAACGAAAAAAGAGTTTCTTGTGGGGTTTTACCGATTCGGGTAATTCATTACGGTCTTGGGGATTCTATGTTGACCCAGCAATGGGAAGAAGCTAACATTAAATTTAAACAATCTTACTGCAACTAATATGGTTTTAAACACCGAACAAACAAAACAACTACTAAATGAGGAAACGACATATGATTGCAAATTTGCTAAATTTCGCTTTGGTTATGAATTCTTCCAGCAAGAAACTTCTTCTTTTGGTAGCATCTTATGTTTTGAGTTTCCAACTCAACTTGGAAAATTTAAATTTCAAAATGCTATTAACATTTGCATAGAACTTCCTAACTACAGTTCGCTAGCAACCATTTGTTTTGAACGTTTATTTTTAACTCAAATTGGTTCTATTTTGTCGAACACTCTTCAGACAGATTGCTTTGTAAATGAGAATACATTATTCATTGACGAAAAACAACTTTGTGTTACTTTGATTAAAGATTTTAACAACTCAGCATTGTTGCATATTACAATCCCAACTGTTACAAAATACAAACAATTTTCTAAAATTGATAAGGTTGATTCCGCTACAAAAAATAAGATTATGGAAGATATCGTTAACAGTTTTCGTTTTTTAACAAAAAGCATTTTTCTTGAAAGCCAACGCAACATTATTTGATTATATTAACGACATACTTGTCTATAAAAAAGGAGATCTCACTTTAGATTCTTATGTTCCGTTTTTAATAAATCGGTGGCTTTCGTTCATTAATCCTTTTTTTAACCAATTCGTAAACCAATTTAATAGTAAAATTTTACTTGAAAACAAAGAATTACACTACAAGATTATGGTTGCCAGTTTTCCTAAACTGAACAGAGCACCGAGAATACACTACGTAAAAAAAAGCAAAGAAGAACAGAATGAAGAAAGCAAAAAAGTAGAATTTCTCGCAAAAGGTTTGGAAATTTCTAAAAGAGAAGCGTTACTCTTGCTCGGAGAAAGCACGTCTGAGTGAAGTAATGTCTCCTAAGAATGAATGTACAGATTCTCCTTTTAGAGGTTGTTCTTCTTGGTTGTTGTGTTTTGCTGGATCTTTCCAAGTAACCACATACTGCTCTTCGTCGTTAATTTCACTTATTTCACCATTGCTCAATTTACGGAGCATCCAAACACGTTTGTCGTGTTCAAAAGGACTAGAATAAGTTGTAGCGGAAGCAAGATCCGCACCCGTTCGAGGTTTTAGCGCTTCATTAATAATTTGGTTGAATAATGTTTTAAATGACGTAACAGCCTCTTCTTTTTTAAGAGTAGCTTTAGGTTTTTTATTAGTTTTCTTTAAATTTTTATCTGCCCAATTTGGTATACCGTCTCCGCCGTCATCTGGCTTTTTATTCTTTTTACCTTCAGTCAAAATAACATTATAAGCTTGTTCAAGCATAAAGACGTCTTTATTAATCATATAGTTATTTATAGTTGACGTGCTTGTATTTCTGTTTAATTAATCTATATGTTTCAACCACTGCCAAATGAAGTTAACGGAATTGCAAATTTAGATCCTTATCATAACTGCCCATTGCCAGAAGACTTTGAAATTGTGGAGCTTTTAGGTGACGTTATTCAAGTAGAATATGCAGATGTTGCCACTGACGGGAAATCTCTAGTACGCAACGGTATTATTTTACCTAACGAAGTTGTAGATAACAAAGCTTGGAGAATCGGTAAAGTTTTGTTAGTCGGACCAAACACAAAACAAGTTAAGCCTGGACATTATGTTATTTTTCCAGGAGATAAAGGTATTAAAGGAGTTCAGAGAGGAGGAAAGCTTAATATTTTCTTGAACGAAGAAAGAATCTTTGGTATTTGTCAACCAAGTAATGCTTAAACATGCGGCTAGGAAGAACAGCACTCTGGACTTTGCTAAAAACAAATGTAGCAGAGCTTCGATTTTTAAGAAGAATCGAAAAGCCTGGGTTCGGAGACTACAGAAGAATGTTGTGTACAAATGATCCAACTTTACTGTTATCAGTTCCAGGAAAAAAAGTTTTGCATTATACAACTCCAGCAAACAGCCTAAAATACGACCCAGCAGCAAAAAACTTAGTAGTTGCTTGGGATATTTTTATGCAAAATTACAGAATGATTAATTGCAACGACGTCGAAGTTATTGCCGTAATAAAATCATCCCCAGATCCACAACCATTTTGGAAATATTTTTACGAAAGATTAGCCCAAATGTCCGCTCCTCAAAAAGCTCGGTTTATGAATACATAAATTATGCACTTAGAAACAGTTTATCCGGAAATTTTTTTAACTAAAAACCTCCAACAGCTTATGACATTTTATGTGTCAGGCCGCATTATAAAGCGAGGAAGACTTTTGCTTTTTCGGAGGCAACATTATTTTATTCAGTTATCTCTGTTAAATGAAAAAAATACACGAGAGAATTTTGATCTTCCTATTCCGTTTGATATAGAAGTATATCCCGAAGACAATTTAGCTTATTTTGATTATCGCTTAGAAGCTTTGAAAGCAGAAAACTTGCCGTTGCTTCCTAAGAAGGTTTCTTCTAGCTTCTTTAATAAGATTTTAGAAATATCAATAACTTAATATTTGTAAGTAGTTTTTCCTTTTTTGCTCACATTGGGTTTGAATGGTTGTGACTGATTCCATTTAATTTCTTCGAAATTTTGATTGTAGATCTGTTTGTTTACTGGTCTCGGTTTTGACCCTTTGCCTGCTTGGTTGGTATTCATTTGTATTATATATTACTTATTTACTTCTGGAATATCAACTATAAAAAAAGAAACCCGGCCTTTCGACCGGGTTTCAAAGTTAGCTGTTGAGCTAATACCTGTATTACAGATATGTAGCAGCTTGACCTGGGACGAACGATTGTCCAAGACCTGTACAAATCACGAGGTGATAGTACAATGAAGCACCAAAAATGTGATCAACAACACCGTAACGGGTGAGTAGACCAACTCTTGGAGCAAAGTCGTTTGGACCAATTGTGCGTTGAACCATAACAGGAATGTATGGGCAGTAAACGATACCAGAATCATAATACTCAGCACCCTTGTAACCAAGAAGTGCGTAGTCGACAGGCTTCGTACGTTGAGCGTTGTACATACCATTTGGATAGTCTTTATTAGAGGCATATCCCTTGTTGTTCAACTGGGCTTCTGTACGAGTGTCACGATAGATTTGGAAACGTCCGCCTACAGATCCGACTTTAGCAATACCAACAGGCTGGGTGTTTACGTTACCATTGACTGGCATCCATGTGAAGTTCGGAAGAGTCTCGAGAATTGCGCAAATACGAGGTGTAGCAATAATGAAATTAGCAGCACCACGGCGATTGCGGATAGCAACGCGATTAGCTTCGACAACCAAACGATTGTAGAAGTCGCGAGCACGTTCTCCAGACCAACGACCATCAGCAGAGATAGCAGACCAAGTGGAATAACCAACACCAGCGCCAGCATTGAGACAGACTTGAATCATACGCGCGATCATCTCGCGGTCGATTTCAGCCTGGATCTCATAAGACATAGCATTGGTAAGCTCAGTATCGATATCGATACCATTCATGTTTTTAAGATCTTGCTCGAGTTCAACAGACCACTTAGCTGCGAGCCTTCTTGTGAGGGCTTCAACTGCGGTCTTCTCGAACGAAACTGTAATCTGAGGAATCTTTGTGCTCATCTCAAATTGGCTCATGAAAGCGCCTACACCTTGATCTTCTTCAATTGTATCCCAAACGCCTGGCAGACCGCTGAGAGCGTCTGCTTTAGCACCTGTGAAGGAATTGTTAAGGTAGTTGTAACCGATTTCTTTGCCGTTTGAATGAGCTGTGTGAGCTCCTGTTCCACCAGCTGCGCAAGCTACGCCATCGCCGCAATTTGAACCGCCATCTCCAAGAGCATCGGAATCATATTTGTAGCGCATAGCAAAAGCAAGACCAACTGGACCAGTCATTGGCTGTACACCAACGATCTCATTTGTGATGAGTTCGGGGAATGTACGGCGAATCATTGGGATTAGAACTTTAGGTAAGCGTGCGTCACCAGTAGCATAGTTGTCTCCGGATTGCACAGAAGCCGTAGGCTGATGTGCTCCGAAAACACCACCGCTGCTAGCTAAATTAGCTTCGCGTAAGCACCACTTCTCTTGGTTTTCCATGAGAATAGCAGTATTCAAGCGTGTTGTTTCGTTAGAGATTTCTGCAACCTTGTCAGATTTAAAGTCGAGCACTGGTGCCCACTTTTCGACAAGTGTTTGAGCATAATCTTTGTTAATGTGCATTAGGTTAGCCATAGTTTTTTTTTGTCTCCTTTGTTTATTGTGAGTTGAAGGGTTATTTAGTGAAACGATTTCCACTAATTTTCTTCATCTCGTTCAGATAGCCGCTGACGCCTTCACCTGAAGGACTGCTGCGCTCAATCTCATTGTTAAATTGTTTTTGTTCCTCGATGATCTCAGGACGATCAACTTGAGGGGTTTTGATAAATTGGTTTTTAACTGATTCCTTTACTTCGTCTACTTCTGCTTGAGATTCTCTTTCAAACATCTCGACTACGTATCCAAAATTTTCATTGATGTAGTCTGGGGATTTATTTGCTAATAATTTGTTAACAAATTGTTTTTTAGCAGAAGGCATATCGCTGGTTTTTTGTTCTAAAACGATAAAAGACTCAGCTTTAGTAGTTCTGTTCATTAAGTCAACGTTTTCTTTAAGTGATTCATTTAATTCGTTTCTTAAGGAATCAATTGTTTTCTTGCCGTCAATTAAAGCTTCTTTTACTTCAGAATCTAAAAATTCTTCAGTTAGACCGACAATTTGTCTAATTTGATCAAGTTGTTTTGCAGCTTTGATGTTCTTGACTGCTTCAGCAATTTGCTCTTTAGGAAGGTTCTTGTCGATATACAAGTCTAAGTAGTTGGATACTTCTTCGACGATTTTTTCTTGGAAATTTTTTGCTTCTTGGTTGAGGTGATTTTCGTATTTTTCTTTGACTTGTTGCAACATGGAGCAATGTTTGTCGTCAATTCCTTTGACGAGCTTTTGAAGCTTTGCAGAATGGTCCATGTCAATTGCTTCAACCAATTTTTTAAGTTTGTTAGTATGGTCTTCATCGACCTGTTCGATTTTTTCATTAAATTTTTGTTCGAAATTTTCATTTAACTTTTGGGTAGCGTTTTCTACTTCTAGTTGAATTTTTTCTTGAGATTTTTCTTCAACTGCCTGATTAAACGCTTCCTCAATCACGTTGAGAGTTTCGTCCGTGATCAGATCCTTGAATTGTTCGCTGAGAATGTTCTTGATCATAGTATAATTTTATTTATCTAATTTAGTTGAATTTTTTGAATTAAGGGCAACGTTTACTCGCTGCTTAAGCTTGTCTTCAATTATTTGCTGGAGAGATTGATTAGCTTGACTGTAATTTTTATCTGCAATATTTGAGACAAAAGTTTTAATGTTTGATTTAGTTCCTTGCATAGTGTTATTTACCTTTCTTCAAGATATTAATAAAGGTCATTAGTTGCTCTTTGAGAAAAATTTCAGTTTCTTTTTTGGGGAGATGAGAAACCGCTGCTTGTAAATCATTAAATGCTCTTGCTGATACCTCTGAAATTCTTCCGTCGTTACCAATCATCCATTCTCTGGATTCCAAGATAGATTCCAACATAGCATTTTGTACTGAAGGTTGGTGAACAACGTCGAGGCATATTAGATGAAAATTTGAGACAAGTTTTCCGCTAGTTGATTCAGCTAAGTTTCCTAATCCTCTAGTAGAAATTCCCATTTGTATTTTGTCTTTTACTAAAGACTTAAGAAGCTGACCCATTGGGGTGTCAAGTATTAAAGATTTGCCCATGAAGTAGTTTCCGTTTTGTTTTAATTCGGTTACTAAATGACAAGCATTAACAGGATTTACTTCTGTCGATTGTGGGTGATTCATTTCTCCAATAGCTCTTCTGGTCTTGATCATATCATTTGTGTAACGACCAACTTCGTTAACCATTTCAGATAATTGATATACACGACCGTTCTGATTTTGTTTATCAGCCATCATGTATGGTCCTGTGATGTAATACTTTTGTGGTTCCTGCCTGTTAGTTTCCTCAACAAGGAATTCTAAAGACTCATGCAGCTCGGTAGTAATGAATTTTAAACCCATGGTTTAGTATTTATTTATCTGTATTAATAAATTTTTCTCCACATATTACAAATAATTAAAATTAAATATAATTTAGTACATGATCAGCCGTTGCCCACCGCCAACTCCAACTCCTACTCCTACTCTACCACCAGTAGTAGTGGTTTCTGATTGGTGTCCATTAAAACTAACTCCTATTAACGTAATCAACCAAACGAAAATAGGAAACAACGGCAATAATTTTCCGCTAAAGGCATTTTGCAAAATTGCTCAACAACAACAATGTTATTTAGCGTACGAGAGAGGAAACGATCCAGGGACCGATTCTCCTATTACAAAAGAAGATACTGGTTTAATACTAGCTCCTTGTCTTGATGGAGTAACTACTGAATTTTGTTGGTTGGCAATAGAAGAAGATGGAGAAACTCCTTTTGAAAAAGAAGAAAATTTTGATTTCTTTTCAGTGCAGTGTATAAAAAAATAAACTAACTTATAAATATTACCATGGCCGCTTCTCCAACAAGAATTTCAGAATTAACACAAGTAACTCCTTTAGGGACCGATCAAATTCCTATAGCGAGAGGGTTTGGAGCTGGGGGACAGACATTGAAAATAACTGTCGATAGTTTAAACAAAAAAAATACTACAGATATCGATGAACTTTCAGGCAGAACAATTTCTGTAGTAGATTCTCCGACGATCGATTTAACTTATAATAGCACAACTCGCGAGCTATCTGCTGATCTACAAATGTTTTTAGATTTGCGTAGCAGAACAATTTTACTACCAACTTTTATAGAAACTCCTCCAGGAGCCATTATGCCTTTTGCTGGTAAAGCTGCTCCTGATGGCTGGGTGATTTGTAACGGAGACATTGTTCCAAACGGAGTTGGACCAGTTCAAGGCAGGAATTACAATTTCTCTAGATTGTGGTCGGTGCTGGGAACAACTTATGGAACAACTCCAGGAACACTGCCAGACCTCAGAGGCTACTTCGTTAGAGGTTATGGTGGTACAGTAGATCCAAATGTTGGTAACAATGTTGATGGTACATTTTCAGGTGCTTTTGGACAAAAAGTTGAAGATTCATTTCAGGGTCACAAACATGGAATATACGATCCACAACATAGACATCAAATTACAGATCCTGGCCATGGACATACAGGCTCAGCCGATTCAGCTGGCGCTCACAGACATGGCTTGGAAATGGCAAACGATGAGTCAGTAAGCGGGGTTAAAATTAAAGAAGGAGAAGGGTTTGTAGATGCGTTTGGTCAAACAGAGGAAGCGGGAGCTCATACGCATACAGTAACAATAGTTTCTAATACAATAGGAATAACTCAGACCGAACTTAGCGCTACAAACGTACTTGTGCAAAATCCTACAACAGACTCAGCTAATGCAGGCAGTGGAGCTGGTCCGTCTGCTTCAAGAGCTCCAAGCACAAGCTTTGAAACCAAGCCAAAGAATATAGCTTTGCTTTATTGTATTAAAGTATAACTAAATTCCCAACTGTTTTTCAGTTAAAATTACAAAATTCATATTTCGTTTTGCGCAATACTCTGCAGCACTTTTCCACTTAGCTTGATTTTTAACGTATTCTGCTTGCTGGTAGATTAAGGATTTTGTTTTTCTGTTTTTTTGCACAGGAGGCATTGTTTGGGCATGCGGTTTTACCTCAATTAGATATTTTTTAAGTTCTCCACTTTTGTCTTTCATTTTTGCATAAAAGTCTACAAAATATCTAGAGATTCTTCCTGTTAACGGATTAGCATACGGAATGATTGTTTCCTCGGAAGACCATTCAACTACATTTGGGTTGTGATCTAAAAACTTCATCATCTTGCATTCCCAAGACGATCTCCAACAAATTTGATTTTTATTCCCTTTATACTTTTCTGGATGGACTAAAGTATAAATTCCTTGACGATATTTAGAGTTTTTCTTCATTCAAAATAGAATGAAACAAGGCTTCGAATTTCAAGCCTTCTTCGTATGATTCACCGGTTTCTTGAGGAGCCTCTAAAGTTGTTTCTATTTTCGAATAAGCGTCTTGACCAGCCATTTCAATATCATCTGAAGTTAAATTCAGATGCTTCGCTTCAATAAATTGTTTTATTTCGTCCGATTGAGGATCTTCAAATTTAATCGATTTACTGTGTATGTCATTATTATCCTTAATTGTAGCATAGGAATAATCCACTTCCTCTAAAGTTCTTCCGAGAGCAAAGGTTAGCATTATGTCAATGCTATCTTTTTCTGATCTGTAATGATATGTGGCAATTGCTGTATTCCTTGAAGGAAAACGTAAGTTTTTAAACTCGAGATTTGAGCTAACATTCTGAGAAGATAGAGATTCTTTTACGTTTGCGTGTAAGGCAGCCATGTATTTTTTAATAGGACCTTTTGTGCAACCAACTTTTTTGTTAGTATCTTTTTTATAAATGCATTTTTCTTTAGAGTAGTATGGCATAATATTATTTAATTTTTTACCAATCTTTACAAGCAGCGGCTTGAGGACTACCAGCTTTAGCTGAGGAGCATTTGTGTCTTGCTCTAAATGCTTTTTTACGTTTAGTGTTTCCAGATTTTCCGGTTACTCTGACTCCTTTTTGTCCCCAATGGATTCTTTTATAAGACCCGTCTGGTTGTCTTGCACACTTAGTCCACTTCTTTCCTTTACGGTCAGATGAAGTTTTTTTGGTTGGACCGGTACATTTTGATTCTCCAATAAGAACTTGTTCTACTAAACTTCGAAAATTCATAAGTTTATTTAATAAAATTTAACCAATGAAAAATTGAGCAGGTGTATTATCTTGATAACTATTCATCAATTCCTGCTCGAGAGTTTCTTTTTCTTTTATACCTTCAGCTAACAGTCCTGAGTTTACTGATCCGCCACCAAACAAATTAGTACCTGTATATTTTTCCCGAACTCTAGCAATAGCAATTTTTACAAGAGCTAATGCGTATTTCTGGACCCATCTTTCTCGTATTACGTCTTTAATTGGACGTTCAATGTAACAACCAACTACTCCTAAAAATGTGTGATTGCTTTTTGGTTCAGGAATAATTCTTAAAGTTTGGGTTCTTGGATCAAATCTAAATTGAGGAGTCATTGCAAGGACTTTATTTCTCGTGTCTATAAAGCCTTTCAATACTTCCCATGTCACCAAATCAAATCCAAAATTACCAACCATATAACTGGAATAAATTTGTTGAGCCATTGCTTGTTCAAGAGTAAACAGCGTGTTAATTCCAGTATCTTCTCCTTTTGAGAATTCAAAACAATCCACGACTTTTCTCTGTGAAGCTAAATCGTAATCATATCCCGTAGATAAACCAGGCACTACGCTAGTTCTCATTTCATGAGTTTTGGTACACAGGTCATCCACCTTAATTCCAACTCCGGGAGTGTATAACTTAGAATCAAATACCAAATACTCTTCCGTATAACCAGCCCACTTCGTAAAATATTCAATTGCGTCCGTTATACAATCATAAACTTGCTCGTCCGAAACTTCTAAATTTATTAAAGGAGCTCCGAGCTGATGTTGTATTCTTATTGAAAGACCTTCATATGAAGTAACACTTGGATTAAATGTAGTGCCTCCTCTATAGCCAGCTGGTATAACGCTCATATTGGTATTTAATTAGACTACCGGTGTTTCTGGAGTAGCTGGCGATCCTCCAGCTCCGGCTCCTGCAGAAGTTTCTGGTGGAGCTCCACTCGCTTCAGTTCCCCCTGTTGCTGGAGAAGTTTCACTAGTTTCTGTTCCTCCTTCTGATCCAAATTCAGGAATTGCAGAATCCCCTCCTCCACCACCTCCACCTAGAGAAGGAGGAGCTCCTCCTTCTTCAGCTTCTCCTCCAGCTATTTGTTGTTGAGCAGCCAACTGTTCTCTAAAGTTTGGACCCATTTCTACAATTTTTGCTATTTCCCAAGTAAGAGCAGCATCTTTGCGTTGCCATTCTCTATTTTCATGCATTTGATCTGCAGACCAATCAAGATAATGTTTTTGAGCATATGATTTGGATATTGCTTCTGATTGTGTTGCGGTATTGTAATTGTCAAACTTCATTTGAAGCAATTGCTGATTACGCATTGCCATAAAAGAAGTTGGTTCGTTAAATCGTACTTTAATTGCTTGGTCTCTAAGTTTGTATTCCGACCAAAGACCTTTTAGTTTCAAGTGAGTAATAAAAGATTCCTTAATGCCCATTGCAAACTGAGCTTGCAATCTCATTATAAATCTAGCAAATCTCAATTCATCTCTAGTAATTTCAGCTCCGTCTTTAAACGGATCTCCGGGAGTTAGGAATCTTGAAGTCGGAACTTTTAAGCTTTTATAAAGCTTTGCTAAAAAATAATCTAAGTCTTTAATTTCTCCTAAGTTGCTGGATGTCTGCAACGGAGTCACGTCTGTTCCTTTTCCTGATGCATCAACAGGAAACCAATACGAATCCAACATTGATTGAGGATCGTAAATGTTTGTTACTCGACCTTCTGCTCCATTGTAAGTTTTCTTTGACCAATATTTCATCATCAAAGATTTGATGTATGATTCTGCTTTTGGTGCAGGCATATTGCCTGTATATACTTTAAATACGAGTCTTTCCGGAGCTCTTACTAAACGATATATGACGACTGAATCTTCAATTAAAGAAAGCTGCCTATAGGCTCTTTTTGCATTTTCAATAAAAGGTAATTTAAATGTTTTAAACTCATTCCAAAGACCAGAATGAATATAAGAGACTTGAGCCTTTTGCAAAAACATTAATTGTTGTTGATCTTCCGTATTAAGAGAATTTGTTGGGCCAACAATTGGCTTTTGTAAAAGAAATCCTTTTAACAACTCATTTTGAACATTGTGAAATACAGGATTGACTAACTCTGTTGGAATAGAAATCAAACCAATAACACCTAAATGTTCTTTTCCTTCTTTAACCAAATTTTCAAAAAACAATTCTCCTTCAATAAGCATTTGCCTAAACTTTTCCCATCCCGTGTTTTCTAAATCAAAAATTTCTATAAATTTTTGAAATTCTTTTTTCAGTTCATCTTGAATTGTTTTAGAAAAATTTCCTGTTAAATCAAAATCAACAATTTCTCCTTTGTCATTTTTAACAATGCATTCGTCGCAGATCTCATCCAAACAATCAGCCAGTTCAGCATAGGCAGCCATTCTTCTGTAGTCCATTAATCGACGGCCTTTGTCTTTATCTAAAGAAGCATAAACAAATGCTTGATAGTCCTTGTTTACTGAAAACGAACCAGGAGTTCCGGTTGAATAGTTGTCTATGTCAGGCTGAGACAAGAACACCGATTGGTCTTGAAGCATGTCGTCTCGGAGTGATGCTTGTTTCTTAAAGGTATAAAATTTTGGATTATTTTTTACCATTGCATCTACAATTTGATATGCAAATGGCAAACGACTGACAAAAGAACTCAAGAGAGGACTTTGAGGCATTCCTGGAGATTGTCGAGCGTTTGATGCATTTCCGCTCGGAGGCACCCCTCCGTTATTTGTATAAGGTCTGTAGATCACGGTATTATTTATGAGAGTTGTTGTTAATGATCAAATTTAGATTAAACTAATTATGTGTTTGAAATAAAAAAAGGTTCTAAAATTAAACCAACCGAAAAAGGGTTTTATGCGTGGACGAGTTTGTATGCAGGTTCGTTTTTATTATATGTAGAAGAATTACGAGATTACTACAAGTTTGTTTTTTTGCCTGGTCCAAATTACATGAATTTAACTCATGAGACGTTTCAAAGTTGTATAGCTACAAAAACCTTGGAGTACGTGGAAACTGTTCCAGATGACGTTTTTAACGAAACTATAAAACTAACAGAAAAAAGTGTTGCTTTGTCCTCCCCAATATTGGATAGTTCCATTGATGAAAAAAACGCAACATAATAAAACAACTGTAAACATCGACGGCATGGATTTGTATGCTCTTTGTCGTTGGGCCTCACTTAAGGAAGCTATTGATATCGTAGCTGATAAATGCGATGACAGAAAACTCGATTTCAACACTTTTGATATGAAACCTGCAGAACTCTTGCATTACGTTGATTCAATGACTGATGATTTGTATTATAAAGTTATGAATGAAGAAAAAGCATAAATATAAGAAAATGAATAACCTTACAGTACGACTTTTATTAATTTCTTTAGCTGTTACATTTATAATTTCTGCTCTATTTGGGTTTGCTGGCAGCTCAATAATCGGAACTTTTTGGGGTTGGTTTTGGGTATCTCTGTTAGTGCAAGTTATAGTATTCAGTATAACTAATTCATATTTAATACAACGAGATACAGCAATTTTTGAGCAACAAGAATTGGAGGCTTTGGATAAATTTTCTAAGTTTACAGTTAAATTGTCTTGTGCTTATTGCCAACAGTCAAACACGACACCCATTTATCTCAATGAAAGGAACACATTTAAGTGCGAAAGTTGCAATCAAGCCAATGGTGTTTCTATGCAATTTATGGCTACAACGTTGACTAGTCCTATCCAATCAGTGAAGATTCCTATAGAGAATTCGACGGATACAGTTGAATTCAAAGTAACCCAATGAAAAATACACTAAAACAATCAGTCTTATATTACGAGGATCTCTTACAACAAAAAGAATTTAGTTTGGAGGATTGGCGAAAAGCAAAACGAAAACGTTCAGTACGTTTTTTTATAAATTCTACGAAATTTGCAATTAAGACTTTTATTGAAGAGAAATTTTGGCAAACCAAACGCTTCTTGGGTTGTTTGTCTAATAAATAAGATTCATGGTAAATTTTGTTGAATTATGCGAATCTGTTATAAATGAGTTTTTAGCGCGAGAATCTTCATTTTTAATTGAAGCTGAAACTGAACATTTTCCTCGAATAGCTAAAGAGGCAGAAAATGCAAAAAAAGCAAAACTAACCAGCTCAAATCCTGCAGAAAAAGCTGTTGCTGAAAAAAAACTTAAAGAACTTCAAGCCCAATTAATAAAGGCTTTAAATTACGGAACTCGAGACGAATACATGATAAAATCGAATGATGAACTTGAGCCTCTTATTCATGAAATAGCTCACCAACCTGGTCCATTCGATCTTTCAGGCTTAGCTAATTTGAAACCCTCTGTTATTGGAGATTACCTTGAACAAGGTTTTGCAAGAACAAGTCAAGCCAATGGTTTTGATAAATTATTTGCAAGCCTAAAAAGCAAAGGCAAAAACATATTTCAAGCTTTATCTCACAAACGAAAAACAGGAAAATATCAATGAACTCAATTTCTGATTATAATATTTTTAATTCGGTCAATCCCGATACACTAACTCCCAAAGAAAAGAAGCCAATGCCTTTTCCTTTAGAAAATTTTGATCAAGATATCAGCAATGCATACCAATTGCTTGATCGTATTTTAGGAAAAATACAAGCAGCTCAGCAAAACCCAGTTAATGATACTCCTGCTAGAAAACGTAAACTCAAATCTATAAAATATAAAGCCAAAAGTTGCATGCAAATGGTTAGAGAAATATCCACTTCTTGCGCTGATTTGTGGTATTGATTTGTTGATTTATTTTCAAAAAACGGTTAAATGATACGGTATGCAACCAACCATTTATCACGTACGTCCCGATCAAGTAGGAGGAGAAGATCTCCAGGAATTCTTACGTAAACAAATTACAAAGCAATTTGAAGGGAAAGATTATTACATAACTAAGGAGCTGATAGAAGAAAAGCCCACTAATTATTCTAAAACTCCTCGAAAATTAAGAGGATTTATGATTAACGAATCGAACAGTCTGGGCCATGCAATTTGGTTTGATGTAACAGAGTGTTCAGCTGGTATTAATTGGATGGGCCGATGAACACAAACGTTTTTATTGATCGAGCTTCAGCTACTCTTAAAGAAGCAGCGAAGACAATGCACGAACGAGGCTCCCAGTATGCAGATACTTGGGGAGAAGATGGTTGCTGGCACTTAACTCGGTCGATTGTTAAAAAATATACAGACAAAGAATTAAGAGACGAACAAATTAAAGCTATTGCTTTGGCTTCATTTATCGATCAAAAATATTCTAGGTTTGCTGGAGGATATAAACACGATACTGCTATCGATTTAATTCCTTACTTGGGGGCTTTGGCTGAAACGGTTAACCAAGAAAACCGTTCTCATGTCTGAGAAAATTTTTATACAAATAGCTTCTTATCGGGATCCAGAATTAGTTCCAACGATTGAAGATTGTATTGCTAAATCCAAAAATCCACAAAATTTGAGATTTTGCATTGCGTGGCAGCATAGCGATACTGAAAATTTAGACAAATACAAGACAGATCCTAGATTTAAAATTTTAGATATTCCGTATGCTTTATCAAAAGGAGCTTGCTGGGCAAGAAATCTTATTCAACAAAATTATAATGAAGAAGAATATACCCTACAACTTGACAGTCACCATCGTTTTGTAGAGAATTGGGACCAACTATGCATTAACACAATTAAAGAATTGCAGTCTAAAGGACACAAAAAACCCCTATTGACTACCTACGCTCCAAGCTACGATCCTGATAACGATCCGAATGCGCGAATCCAAGTTCCCTGGCAAATGAATTTCGACAGATTTATTCCTGAAGGAGCGGTCTTTTTTTTACCAGCTTCGATACCAAATTATCAGCAATTGACTGATCCAATTCCTGCAAGGTTTTATTCCGCTCATTTTTGTTTTACTCTTGGTCAATTTTGTAAAGAAGTTCCTCATGATCCTGAATATTATTTTCACGGAGAGGAGATCTCAATTGCGGTGAGAGCATACACATGGGGATATGATTTATTCCACCCCCACAAAGTCATTGTGTGGCACGAATACACCCGCAAAAATAGAACTAAGCACTGGGATGACGATAAAAACTGGGGAGAAAAAAATTCAAAAAGCCATTTAAAAAACAGAATATTGTTTAATATGGAAAATGAAAACCAAAACGTCAAATTCAGCATTTACGGATTTGGGGATCAACGAACTTTGCAAGATTATGAAGCATATGCAGGAATTTCTTTCAGCAAGAGAGCGGTACAAAAATATACCGTTGATCACAACACTCCTCCAAATCCTGTATATAAAACAGACAAGGAATTTGAGGATTCTTTTTTAAAAATTTTTAAGCACAGCATTCCAGTTCACAAAAGTGTATTGCCAAAAGCCGAATGTGATTTTTGGGCTGTAATATTAGAAGATGAGACAGGGAATTGTTTGTACAGAAAAGATTTAACCTCTACGGAATGCAAGAGACTTATACAAACAGCTGATGAATTTGTCAATATATGGGTAGAGTTTAATACGGACATTCATCCTCATAAGTGGATTGTATGGCCACACGCTAAAGTTGACGGTTGGTTGGAAAGAATCGAACAATTCATTTGAACAAAATATTCAATCAAATTTGTAGCCAAACATTTCAATTGAATATTTTCCCATTTCTTCTACCATATTTTTTGTATTTAAATTAGTATAATAATCCTGATAACGCCTGTGAGGTCGTTTGGAATGAAAGGCAAATTTTTCTAATTTAATTGGGAAGCAATTTAAATGTTTACATATTCGATCGAAATCATTTTGGAGTTGTTCAAATTTGATAACATCGTTGGCTAAATACTTTTTTCCGTGACATACATATTCTTCGAACGATAGTATATTGTCAAACTGAAACTCTTTGTATTTCAATTTTATGTATTTTTCAAATGTCATTTTTGAAATTTTTTCTGTTGGATCTATTATTCCGTCAAAATAATATCTAGATACAGCTCTGTCCCATGGGTTTCTTATACAAGAAAAGATAAAATATTCGTCAACGTTTTGCCGCATCTTATTTAAAGCGTTAATATGCTCAGATAAGCTGCTGTGTTTATATTCAACAAAAGGAAGATTTAATTTTATAGCACCTGTTGAAAGAAGGCATACTTTTATCGATCCTCTTTCTTGGATTTCTCTGTTGTGTTGTTCTAGATATCTCGTAGGAATTTCCCCTAATGCATATTCTATAGACGTTCCTGCGCATTTTGGAGGATGAGTAAAGATAAATCGTTTGTCTACATTAAACATAAACGCAAACTTATTTATAAAATATGGGCTCGACATGAGCAACTTATATTATAAATAAATAAATGGACGACATTTCTATTGTAATTCACCCAAATAATCTTGCTCATCAATTAGTAAAATCTCCACTAGTTAATTTAGTTAATTCGAGCGAGTTCTTGAATTCAGCAAAAGAGCTATCTGTTTATTTAAAAGAATTGGCTATTGCAGATTTACCAGAAGAGCCGTCTGATTGGGCTTTTACAAACGAATACGAGGAGTTTCGACCAACTGAATATATACAAAATCCCAGACACATACATACGTTGGTTTTTTTCAGCAGCACTATAAACACTCAATTGCTATATTCATTTGACGTAACAGGAGTCATTTAACCACGAGTGTATGTGAAGTTATATTCAAAGCCTGTGTATAAGGCTTGATTAGGATTGTAATCAGTATTAAATACTGTAACTATCCCGTACGTATGCTGAGCACTTGAGTCGAGAAAAATAACAGTTCCATCGCAACTTCTACCATAAGAACAACTATAAGCGCCTCCGCCATTGGTCCAATCTCCAAGAGGAGTTCGATACAGTTTTAACACAGTGGTTCCGGTTTTAATCTGGTTTGGCGTAAACAAAAAACGAAATTGTCTGGTCCATGTGTTAGCAGTAGGCTGAGTAAGAGTTTCAGTATCATTTACTTTTCTTCCTGTATAGCTTAAGTTGCCTGCTAAAAGGGACAGGTTTTGATTAACTGTGGTATCATATGCCGTGGCCCCAAAATTCGCCACGTTGTAATTTTTAGTCGAAAGGTTGCAAGAAGCATTACTTAAAGTACAAATTTGACTATGATGAAATGTAAATCCGTCATTTAAATTTGTTGAAGCTGTAGACACAAACGTGTCATATCTTTGTTGAGGATTAGATCCGCCGTCTCTGTCGGAATTTGTTGCAGGCCAAGCAGATGTATAAAATTGCAACCACCAATGTCTTTTGCTTGTCCCCAGAATTGAGCTCTGAGTGCCAGTTCTCGTTACTCCAGTATATGTTCCGTTGTGATTGCCAGCATCCTCTAACAAAGGAACGGTTGAAGAAAAAGCTGCCGTGCTACCACCGTTTATAATGTTTAATGGATTTCCGTCAGACTTTAACGTATATAAGGGTAAATCCTTGATTGTTGTTTTGTTTAACGGAAACGAGCTTGCTCCCGTTCCTGCAAAATGAACCATGTTTTCTTTTACTTTATTAGCATCAGTTATAATAGTAAGAACATATCTAGCGTATACTCTTCCGTTTGGTCTTACAATTACAGGGTCTTGCAATGTGGATCTGCTAAAGATTCCGTATCGGTTATTGGATGCAAATGAAGACGATGTAGTCCAACTACACCCAATTTCATTAATCACATATTGAGTTAGCCCTAACCCTCCCAGTGAAAACGCAGCACCCATGTTAAATTGAGTAAGTCTAGTAAATATAATTGCTAAATTTCCTGACGGATCTGCTGATAGAGTCGTTCCCGTTGTAGCACTAACGTTGAATTCTGTATAATCAGACGCAGGAATAGCACTGACTAAATTATAATCAGTCGTTTGTTCAGAACCAAACCCAGTACTTCCTACTCCCAATGAAATAAATCTCATGTTATTAACGAATGCCTGTTGAGATATATCTGTATCAGCAGGATGAGGAGCTCCAGTACTTCTATCTCCCACAAATCTCCTCATTCCCCAATCAGTAATAAGATTTGTGGATTTACACAGCTCATTCATGTTTTCATCATAAAGAGTATATTCTCCAGAAATAGAAGTATTGCAGTCAAACATATAATGTTATTTAATTATTGCCATTTGGTTATTAACTTATTATTAATAAATTCAAGCTCCCAGTCTGGAAGTTTTGCATAGGTAAGAATTATTTCTCCCATTGCATTATTATGGTAATATGAGCCATTACCGTCCGTATACACTCCAACAGTACTTACCGAAGCGTTATTAGTAGTTACCCCCCAATTAGTTAAATTGTTCAGTTTAATGTTGTTTATGTAAAAAGATTGGTTACTTGCAGTAGAAGCAACTAAAATACCAGCAGAAGAGGAAACTGTAGTACTTGCATAAGTGTTTGATCCATACAGTTGATTATCGTACCATTGCATTAACGCTGTTGCTGGAGTGTTGGGGCTGCTAAATCGGCCTAAGCTTACACTTAGGGTACCTGCTGTTGGTCTGTTATAAACAAAAAAGCAAGAATAATCAGAAGAAATAGGAATTGACCTACTAAGACGCAAAAACTGATTTGTTCCGTTAAACCGTAACGTACTAAGGCTTTTATTTTCTGATGAAATAAGAACGGGAGCAAATGGCGCTTGGGAAGATGGTAGTGATGCTACTGCTCCAAAAGAAGACTTGTCGGTCCAACTTGCAATAACATTTGGAGAAATCGATGAAGAAGCGTCTCCACTACTATAAAAAACTGTTTTGGGAGTTGGACTGTAATCTTGCAACGTGCTGCTTCTTGTCAATAGTTGAAGCGTAGTAAATGACTGATTTAAAGGAACTGGAACTCTGTTATCAAGGCTAGTAAGCAGGCCACTGCCAAAGCTATCACTAATTCTTAATATTACGTTACTAATAAAACTATTATTAAGGGAAGTACTTCCAATATTAATTGGGCCATTGTCATCGACAAAAGAATAATAGCCAATGGTACTATCCCATGTTCGTGTTCGGTTTATATATATAGAAAGTGGGGATCCGTTCCTGGTTACTTCTATTTGCTGCCAACCTATAGACAAATTACCCACAGGAAGATTCGAGAAAGTCCACCCGGCAGATGAATCAGTTACTTTAAGCCAAAGTCTAAGTGTATTTCCGTTTTTTATAAGTTGAAAATTTTGAGGTGAAGTATTTGAATGTTTCCAAAATAAAGTCCCTGTACTAGTCAATTCAGTAAGAAACACCCAAAAAGACAAATAAAAATCTTTCGATTCAAAAGTTAAGTCTGCGTGATGATCAACCCTTACTTGTGTATTGCCATTAAAGTAACAACTCCAATCCTTAAACCCGGCAACTCCCAATGTTGTTTTGCTCGCATCAGCAGCATCCAACCACAACTGAAGTCTAGGAATGTCCGTTGGGGAGTCATATTTAACGTTTGCTGTTGTATTTGATTGAATATTAAAGCTAGCCATACACAAGTTCTAAGGTTGAATTATAAGGACGTTCAAATACTCTCACGTTTACCGTACTTAAAGAATAGGCAGAAAGAAACACAGTATTAGACGTAGATAAAGATCCAAAATTTTGCCATCCGGACGTATCTACAGCAGACACTTGCCATTGATAGAGTAAAGTAATAGGTAACAGCGACAACCACGTTCCAGGAATAGCTGACACAGTAAAGATAGTTGTTCTTACGGTACTTACAGGAACAGTATTAACAGTAGTTAATTGAATTACATTACTTAAACTGGAGAAAGTGCCATTAACATTAGTTGCAGAAGCAGAAGTTCTAAAGAAGGTTTGGTAATCAGCTGTCGTAGGATAATACAACATCGAACTAGCCAAAGGAATATCAGTAAACACATTTCCGTCATTACTTTGTTGCCATTGCAATTGATAACTAGTCGCTTGTCTACCCCAACTACCGTAAGTAGAAGATAAGGAACTTAATGATGCACTAGATACTATTGGATTTCTTATAAGACGAGGAGGAAGAGTAAACTCACCAAACCATTTGAAATTTAATTTACTACACACCATTTGTATTTCGTTGTTGGGCAACATTGCTGACGTTTGAATAATTTCTCCCATTGCTCCTTGATGAAAATTACTAAAACTATATGCCCCAACAGCATTAACAGTAGTCCTTTTTGTTCCACCCCATGGTGTAGTAAATAATCTTTCGTATCCTCCATCGACATATAAATATTGATTTTTTCTCACAGCAGAAAACTGCCATTCAGAATTTAATACTTGTGTTGCGTTGCTGCGTCTATCTCCGGAATAGAAATAATCATCCGACCAATGCAAAAACGGAGAAGTGTTGTCGCCAGCAATTCTATTTCCTAAAGATACTGTCCGGACGTTATTATTAGGTCTATAATAAATGAAGAAATGTGTAAAATTATTAGAGACGTTGATTGGAGTTATTAAATCCATGAAGTTAGAGGTTCCGTTAAATTGCAAAAGGCCCAATTCGTTTCCAAACGGAACATACGTTCTAGTTGGCTGCCTCGAGCTTAATGCTGGAGTAGTGGCGTGAGCTGCAGTTGGAGATTGATCAAACCAAGCACTAACAAAAACTTGATCGGTTGTTTGATTGTAATACGTGACAATGTTTTCGTCAGCAGAAGCATCCAACCATAATTGAAGATTTGGAATATCTAAAGGATTCTCGTATGGTTTAACATATAAAGGGGGTGTTTTGTATATAACTCCTTGATGTAAAAATGATGCTCTAATGAGAATTGGTTGTATATTCGCCAAAGTAGCATAATAGGAATTTTGATTTACGACACTCGAATCAATTACATAATTGGAATTATTTGAGCTACTTACTTCCCATATTACTGTCGAGAAAACATTAGAGCTCAATTGGGAGTTAGCAGTAGAGGATATTCCATAAATTGACGTTTTAAATAAAGTAATCGGAGAAGGATCGATCAACAGAAAAACTTGAGACAGCTCGTCTTCTGAAATGCTAAATGAACACATTTCATATGAATTTGTTAATAAATCTTCATCAGAAACAAAAACAAAGCCCAAATTAGATGCGGACAGCTCGTCTTCTGAAATGCTAAATGAACACATTTCATATGAATTTGTTAATAACTCTTTATCAGAAACAAAAACAAAGCCTAAATCAGATCCGGACAGCTCGTCTTCTGAAATGCTAAATGAACACAGACTATAAGTTGTTGAAGCAAACTCAGAGGTTTGCGTAAACCCAAACCATTCATACGGAACTTGTCCTTCCGGTGCACTAAACGAACACAAAGTGTACGTCATTACTGAATAGTCATTTAAAGATCTAACTGTCTTTGTCAGCAAATTTTGCAGAGAGCTTGCTATTATGCCTTGTTGAACAATCATAACTTAGTTTCCTAAAGTGTCATTCCAAATATCTCCAAACAATAACCAGTTATTAGCTCCAATTTTTAAAATAGTCGCTGTAGAATTAGTCGTACGTAAATAGTTCCGATTGTCTGCAGCGTTAATTGTCACTCCAGCATATCCGTCGACATATACTTTTTCTCCCAGACTTGCTATATTCACGCTCGCTCCCACATCAAACATAACATTCGAGTCATTAGGAACAAGAGCTGATATTGGAGCAGTGTTATTGCATAATACTAAATTGTTTTGATGACTTAGTTGAATGGTAAATGAATCAGTTAAAAAGCTCAACTTAGTTCTACTAAACACATAATCAGAAGCACTAACACTTCCAACTACAGTAACCTTTTCGTTTGGAGCGGTAGTTCCTATTCCTATATTCGAATTTTCCTGATAAATTTCACTGTTATCAAGAGACGAATTAGTAGCAGCCTTTGGTATATAATTTTTGTTAAAATTGTTTAAAGCTTCAGCTGTTATTAGTCTTGCCGTGGTATTCCATACGGCTGGGTTGATTTCTCGTCTTTGTAAGACTTGGTTGGCGGTGGTTTGAGCTACAACAACTGTGTTAGATGATGTACCATTTGACGACAAGAAAGGAAGAAAACTATCATCGGTTTTAAGAATGTTTGCTGCACTTCTGTATAAATTAACATCAGCTCCAAAAAGAATTCCATTAGCAGAGCTCGTTCCGGAAGTTAATCTTAAAGCATTTGCACTTATATCTCCAGAAACGGTTAAGCTATAATTTGGATTGGAATTTCCAATACCAACATTACCTCCAGAAAGAATGGTAACTCTCGGTGTGCCACTTGTTTCAAAAACCAAACTATAACGATCATTGGATCCTATTACAACATTTTCTCCAAATGAATTTCCTTTTTGAAGAATTGCTGATAAAGATGCACCATACGCAGTTTCCCATTTAGCACTATTTGAGCTTACTGTTGTGTAAACTGAATCCCAGTTAAAGCCATCATCGACATTTATCCATAAATTATTTGAAGAGTTTCTTCTTAAAATTTGTCCCGCAGAAACAGACGTAATTAAAACATCATGAATTTCATCCAATTCGTAACCGTTTTGAACTTTAACGTAAGCAATTCCGTTTCCGTTATTTGCTCGTTCCACGACACCTAAGTACACTCCGTGTTCAGGAGCAGTAGGCTTAATTCGAGTAAACGTGCCTGGCGTACTTCCAAGCCATAGAGCATCTCCATCTACAAAAGGAAGAGGAAAAGCTAATTTATCCATTCTTCCAGCAACAGTAGCATATCCAATGCCGTTAGGAATTATAGTCTCATTAATAAAGCCAAGTGTTTTCGATGAAGTTGCTTCGGAAGCGTTTGATGCTAATTTAACAGACATCACGCTTCCTGTTGCTCCAAAACTATACACTACATCTCCTCTATTAAGAGTAACGCTATCTGCATTAAAAACTTGAGCAACTAATATTTCATCAGCAGCATTCCAAGCAGCGCTATTGGCACTTACTGTCGTAAATGTAGACTGCCAATTAGCACTTAGTGCTCTTAAATCTGTAACACCCTGACTCCAAGTTGCGCTATTAGCGCTTACGGTCGTAAATGTAGACTGCCAATTACCACTTAGTGCTCTTAAGTTAGTCCAGGAAGCACTATTAGCTAAAACTGTAGTATAGGTAGACTGCCAATTGCCACTTAGTGCTCTTAGGTTAGTCCAAGAAGCACTATTAGCTAAAACTGTAGTATATGTGGACTGCCAGTTACCACTTAGTGCTCTTAAATTTGTCCATGTAGCACTATTGGCAGTCATTGTCGTATACGTAGACTGCCAATTGCCACTTAGTGCTCTTAAATCTGTAACACCCTGACTCCAAGTTGCGCTATTAGCGCTTACGGTCGTAAATGTAGACTGCCAGTTACCACTCAATGCTTGAAGATCAGTAACGCTCTGACCCCAAATAGCACTATTAGCGCTTACAGTCGTATATGTGGACTGCCAATTGCCACTCAACGTCTGTAGATCGGTAACACCCTGACCCCAAGTAGCACTATTAGCGCTTACGGTCGTAAATGTAGACTGCCAATTAGCACTTAGTGCTCTTAAGTTAGTCCAAGTAGCACTATTGGCCGTCATTGTCGTATACGTAGACTGCCAATTGCCACTTAGTGCTCTTAGGTTAGTCCAAGAAGCACTATTAGCTAAAACTGTAGTATAAGTTGATTGCCAGTTGCTGGAAAGAGAATTTAAATCTGTAACTCCCCTGCCCCAACTAGCACTATTGGATCTTACGGTGGTGTATGTAGAATTCCATAAAGAAGAATTTCCGGCTACATCATATAAAAGATTATTTGAGCTCAAAGAGCCAAATACATTTGTGCTGGATAAAATGTTGCCTTTTAGGTTGGCGTTTAACGTGTTTATGGAAAACGTCGGATCGGTCCTGGAAATTGACGTGGCAGAAAATGGTTCCGAAGTAAGACCAGAAAAAAGTGCCCATTCATTCGTATCATATAAACGAACAAGTCCTGTATGTTGATATCCAATGGGTCCTTCTGTAAATGAACCGACAAACCCTATGTCTAAACTATCAGAAGGATTGTCGTATCCCAAATAAATTAACGAATCTTTTATTGCTATGTTCGTTGAACTGATTAAAGCAGAGCTTCCGGTTATTACTAGGTTTCCGTTAACAAATAAATCTCCATTTACTGTTCCTCCAGACAAAGGCAGATAATTTCCAAGACTAGCAAACGCAAGACCCCAATCGGAACTATTAGCCTCAACAGTAGTATAAGTTGATTGCCAATTTCCGCTTAGCGTTTGTAGGTCTGTTACATTCTGTACCCAAGTAGCACTATTGTTATTAACCGTAGTATAAGTTGACTGCCAGTTGCCGCTTAAAGCTTGCAAATCAAATACATTCTGTACCCAAGTAGCACTATTGCTCAATACAGTAGTATAAGTTGACTGCCAGTTACCAGATAAAAATCTTAGGTCTGTTACACTTTGTCCCCAAACAGCACTGTTGGAACTGACCGTAGTGTATGTAGAGTTCCAAATAGCGCTTAGTCCTGCTACAGTATCTCCAACACTCCACAAAGTAGGAGATACTGTCCTAGCATTAACTGCGTTGTTTGAGGCAGCTTGGACTAAAACGGTATTAGAAGTTGTGTTAACAGGAAGACTGCACTCAAATACATCGTCTGTTTTTAAGCGATTCGCTCCAGGTCTATACAGATTTGTGTCTGTTCCAAATTGAATTCCGAGAGTGGCAGCAGTAGAAGAAGTCAGCCTAATTGCATTTGCACTCACATCTCCTATAACTGTCAATGAGTGGTTTGGATTTGTTGTTCCTATGCCAACATTGCCTCCAGAAAGAATCGTCATTCTTGGAGTTCCGCTAGTTTCGAATACCAAACTATACGGATCATTTGATCCTATAACAACAGCTTCTCCAAACGAATTGCCTTTTTGGAAAATAGTGCTGGATGTTGCATAGAATGCTGTTTCCCATCTTGCGCTATTAGCACTAACGGTAGTATAGGTTGACTCCCAGTTGCTGCTCAAGTCTTTTACACTCAAATACGTGGATTGCCAGTTTCCGCTTAGTGTTTGTAGGTCTGTTACATTCTGTACCCAAGTAGCACTATTGTTATTAACCGTAGTATAAGTTGATTGCCAATTTCCGCTTAGTGTTTGTAAGTCTGTTACGTTTCTGACCCAAGTAGAGCTATTAGCAGAAACGGTCGTGTAAGTTGATTGCCAGTTACCAGATAAAGATCTTAGGTCAGTTACATTTTCTCCCCAAATAGCACTATTAGCACTTACAGTAGTAGTCGTAGAATTCCATACAGCACTCAGCCCTGCAACTGTGTCTCCAACACTCCACAAAGTAGGAGATACTGTCCTAGCATTAACTGCGTTGTTTGAGGCAGCTTGGACTAGAACTGTATTAGAGGTTGTATTGGAAGGAAGGTTACACTCAAAAGTGTCATCGGTTTTCAAACGATTCGCTCCAGGCCTGTACAGATTTGTGTCTGTTCCAAATTGAATTCCTAATGTATTTGCTGTTGAAGAAGTCAGCCTAATTGCATTTGCACTTATATCTCCAATGACCGTCAGACTATGGTTTGGATTTGTTGTTCCTATGCCAACATTGCCTCCAGAAAGAATCGTCATTCTTGGAATGCCACTAGTTTCAAACACAAGACTATATGGATCGTTAGATCCAATTACAACTGATTTTCCGAATGAATTTCCTTCTTGAAAAATTGTGCTTGATATTGAATAAAACGCAGACTCCCATCTTGCGCTATTAGCACTAACGGTAGTATAGGTTGACTCCCAGTTGCTGCTCAAGTCTTTTACACTCGTATATGTAGACTGCCAGTTACCACTTAATGTTTGAAGATCAGTAACATTCTGACTCCAAGTAGCACTATTAGCTGAAACTGTTGTATATGTAGACTGCCAGTTACCACTTAATGCCTGGAGATCGCTAATGTTTTGACCCCAACTAGCGCTATTAGCGCTTACTGTCGTAAATGTAGACTGCCATCTTCCCGACAAAGCCCTTAGGTCTGTTGAGGTCTGACTCCAAGTTGCGCTATTAGCGCTTACTGTCGTAAATGTAGACTGCCATCTTCCCGACAAAGCCCTTAGGTCTGTTGAGGTCTGACTCCAAGTTGCGCTATTAGCGCTT